CTAGGACGTCGCCCTCTCACGGCGGTAACACGGGTTCAAATCCCGTTGGGGGTACTCACATTCGCGCAGGTAAAACGCACTTTTCACCAATTGCAACGATTGGCGTGCAACCCGCGTGCAACAACAAGATACCCCCAGCCAAAGGCCGGGGTTATTTTGCGGGTTAGAGCGGGCTGCCGCAGCAGCAATACCAAGCACCGTGCCCTTGGTATCGGCAGCAGCACTGCCAGCGCCCATCCTCCCAACGCGGCTCACCGTGCATTAGACCAGTGCCGCCTCTCGCGCTAGTTTCACAGCCCCGCTGATTACGTCATTGCGGTCTAGTACAGCCCTGCGGAACCGGGTTTCGGGAGTGTGGGCTTTCCGAACCCACTCCGACCATTCGCTCGCCGCCTGGACAAGACCGTAAGCCGTGCCGCTGATTCCCTCTTGGGTTTCCCCGGCCATCACCAGCCGCAACCCATCACGAGCCACCTCGACATTCTCCAACGTCCGCTTGGAACCCAAGCCGGGTGGTGGGCCGGGAATGAACCGCTCCACAAACTCCTGCTGGCCAGCCTTACTCACTTTCGTGTTCACCATTTCCGTCATTTGGATTTGCCAAGATTCCAACCCGGCCCGCCAACCGGCAAGTGCCTGGCAGGCTTCTTCAATCCGGGTCTTGACGTTCTTGGAGTGGTGGAACTTGAACTCCGTGCCCCGCGCCCTGGCGTCCAAATCCGCTAGTTGCGAAGTGTTAGCGCAAACCACCCGAATCATCGTAGCCTGGCCCCGGAACGAAGCGGAGCCATCGTGAGCGTTCTGCAGGGAGTAGAACGGGATTGTGGCCCCGTTCGGGTCGCCCTTAACCGTTAGGGGTTCGCGCAAGCGAAGCATTAGCCAAACCCGCGAACCACCATTCAGCGATCCGCCGGTTTCATACTGCACTTCACCCTTGGCGCCGTCCTCAATCGCTTCTGCGATGTCGTACATTTCGTCGTTTAGGATTGGCTCGTAACTGGTCTTGTTCACTCCGAGCAGGAACCCGTTGTCGCTGCGGGAGTAGCCGACGTGGGTTTCCACTGGCTCAAACGTGCTGGTTGGCAAGCCCTGGGCGTCGAAGCCGGGAACTTGGCGGTACAGGGTTTCTTGTACTGGTTCCCAAGGGTGCGCGATTTTCTGCGCCTCCGCGCGGGTTGGGTAGTCGGTTAGGACTTCGCCCAGGCCGTGCCAGGGCATTTGCCGGACGCTGAACATTGCGTCGGTATCGGTTATTTCGTGCATTACAGGGTTCCTTTCGGGGTTGGGTTGGGCGGTTAGCGAGGTAGCCAACCGAGGTCTTTGAAGTGGGTTAGGCAGTAGAACGTGATGCTTGCCGGGGTTTCGCCCGTAGAGCAAGTTGTTGCGGCCAATTCCGCCCTGACCCCGCAAGCACATTTTGGGTCGGCTATTTTTGGGCCGTTCGGGTTACCATCATCCGTCCGGGTTTGGTAGTGACTTTCTATCGGGGTGGTTGCGGTCGCGGCTCCCTGCGGGGTTTGGAAGTAATTCTGGCGCAAGATTTCGCCAAGTTCCCCACCCTTGAAGCAGGGGTAGCATTGCCCGTTATCTGCCAAGCCGCTAACGTGTGATTTTGCTTTGCAGGTCACGCATTTGCGCTGCACATTGTAGGAAGTACCGCAGCCGTCCGCCCAGAAATCCCAAGCCAAGATTTTCATTTCGGCAATCGTCTTGGTTTTGCTTAGCTCCCGCATTTCTTGAGCGGTACGAACCGGGTGGGCGCCCTTTTTGCAGTGTGCCATTTGTTTTCGCCTTTCTAGCGGGTGTTTTTCGGTGTACTGACATTGAGCCACACCCCTATTTGTTCCGACGAACCCGCATTTTCTAACGGCACGGAAAACCCTTGATTATGGGGTTAAAGGGCTCACGCGAAAGCGTGCGAAACAAGACGCTTGACGTGCCGCCGGGGCTTCGCTAGTTCGTCGGAACAAATACCCCGCTGGGAATCTGTTACTCAGCCGGGAACCCCCGGAAACCCAACCAAGGAGCCACAATGGAAACCTACGCGACCGGCACAGCCCAACGACCAATGCGAACCCTCTCAGACCGGCGCAACGGCTTCGGCCAAATCCAACCCGGCGACCAAGTAACCGTACTCGCCTGGCGCGGCCAATACCGGGTGCAAGACAACCAAGGCCGACGCACCCTCCCAATGTACCGAGGCGCTTTAGAAGCGGTCGTAAAACTAGAGAACAGCAACTAATGGAAACCACCTGCCCCGGAACGCCGACCAAAGGAGCGCCATACAGCGGAAAACACAACTTCTGCTGGCGCGACAAAAGCGGAACCGAGTTCCTCTGCCTTTTCTGCGGACTAATCACCACGCCAGAGGAACTAAAGGAGGCAACAATGAGCAAACGAATCTGCGGTGAATTTCACCCCAACGGCGCAAAATGCGAACTGCCGAAATGGCACGACGGATTGCACGCCTCGGCGCTTGGCGACTTCGCCTGGAAGTAACCGGGAAATAGAAAAGACCCCCCAGCGGAAGCTAGGGGGTCAAATCTTTACCAATGTTGTTGCTTGCCGTAGTCGGCTTCGGATTCTATTTCCTCGGTCGGTATCTCCTCGCGGCAGGTCTTATTCTCCCGGCAGCAGTGACGGCAGCGGACTGGGGTACGTTTATCACCCATCGGTGTCGCCGCCTCTCTGGTCTGCGTTGTGCATCGCCCTGGCGCCAAGGTAGCCAATCAAGCCACCGGCCAGGGTTTGGCCCAAGCCGAGGAACGCCTGCACCACATACTCCGGCACGTTGTATTCCCCAGCATGGCCAGCAACCGTCGAAACCGTCACAGCCCAACCACCAGCCAACCCCAAGGCTAGGATGGTGGCAACAAAACCGCTCCAAGACCACCGGAATCTTTTAAGTGGATTCGCCATCGGCCACGCTGCTCTCTGCGTAATAGATAGGGGTGACTGTAACCTCGTTTTTGGCTGCGAATCCCAAAGCGCCCACTAGGGCTGTCACCACCGAACTGACAATCGTCAAAACCGTTAGCGTAGTGAACGCGGTGGCCTCCAAAATGAGGCCGTTAGCAGCCAGGGAAGTCACCACCCCTGCCACAATGCCACCGACCAGGGAAAGTAAGGCCAGCACCCCGAAAATAACCCGGCGCGCCTTTTCGGGGATAAGCTCAACAATCGCACCCCAGCCCAAATCCGGGAACTCGGGCTTTGGTAGCTCGTCCGCGATGATGATGGGTTCGTTCTGATCTAACTCCGGCACATAGTTCTCGGAGTAGGGTTCTACCTCAGCGTAATTGCCGTTACCAACATACAGATTCATTTTTGCCTCTCTTAGAACTTGCCAGCGTTCAACGCTTTTTGCATGGCTTTGATTGTGTTGGAGTTAGGCATCTCAAAATACCCATCGCCCGCAAACCCGTAATGAGCCTGCAAGGCTTTACCCGTGGCAGGGCCAAAAACACCATCCTGGGTTAAGCCGAGGCGCTTCTGGATAGCACGCACCAGGTTAGAGCCGCCCTTACTCTTACCGTGAACGAACTCCCAACCGCTCTCTACCAGTGCGGTGGATTTGTCACCGTATGCCGGGGTTTGGTCGCTAATCACGCCGTCAGCAGCAGTGCCCAACACTTGCTGCAAACGCAGCGTAGTATCACGGCCCCAAACACCATCCACCGTCAACTGCGGAGTGGTGGTTGCACCGCCAGCGCGAGCAATCAAACCCGGAATCTGGGTGATGCGCGCATCACCAGGGCAAGTCTTACCAGTCGCACTCGACCAAAGGTCGCCGCCACCGCGTTGCGTGCGACCAGCCAGAACACTCGGCAAAGCCGGGAAGTTACCATTAACCCCCAGCCGATGCCAACCAATACCAGCGGTCTTATCCGCTTTAGTTTTCGCCACCAGGGGAATACCGTGCGTCTTATTCAACCATTGCAGTAGTTCAACGATGGCAGTTTCCTGCGCCGCAGTCCACGGGTCTTTAGCGTTCAAATCAGACTGGGTTTCGATGCTAACGCAGTAAGGGTTACCCGCGCCAGTCTCCGAGCAAGATTTGTTAGCGGTGTCAATGTACTGCTCAACATTCCCAAACCGGTCAACATGAAAATGCGAACAAGCCGCCTTGCTGGTGTTGAAGTAGTTGTACTGTGAAGTGGCTTCGCTGGCGGTGGAGTGCAATACCACCACGGTCGGCTTCACGGCGCCACGGCTGATGGCTGCCCAGGCTACTTTGCGCCATGTTGCTTTCGGGTAAATGGCCATCATCGGCCTCCTAACTTGTTATGCGGTGCGCTGCCAACGGTGAACAGTGATGAAACTTGGGCGGTTCTCGTGCGCTTGCAAGGCGTTGGCTGCCGGGATAGCCCGGGTGAAAAGCGGCATCGCGTTGCCTGTATTGGTCTGGCCGGACGCGGGGCCAGTCCCAGTATCTGGCACCCTTATTCCGGTTATTTGCATGAGGGTAGTTTGCTCCGGGTCGTCGGTATTGAACCGTCGGAAGAAACCAGTCGTATGCCTGTCTCCAATCGCGTCCACGTCAATCCCTGGCTCATGCGACATAAGCTGCACAGAGCGCGTGGTCGCTACACCGCCGTGATGGTGCTGCCTCAGACCGGACTGTGCTGCGGTTAGGGTCACAGTGTCCGCGCCGCCGGTAGCCTGCAAATTGGGGTAGTTAGTAGTACCGTTACTGCCGGTGGCGATAGTGACACGGCCAGGCCCGTACGCCACCCAAGTAGTGCCAGGCCAGGAGACGCCAGGGTTCTCCGGGTTAGTGGTCTCCAAAATGTCGCCCACCCGGTGTGGGCAACCATGTCCCTGGCCTGCCGCTGCTGCCTCCGCTAGTTCGCGCAGCGCTGCGGCAGGGTCGAACACGTCAATGTTAGGTATGGGGAACGGCAACCCGGAGGGGGTTTTGCCTGTCATTACAGCCATAGTATCAAGCTCCAATCTGGCTTAAAATGTTGTGGTTTACGGTCACGGTCAAACTCATTCGCTTACCCATCACACCGCCGGTTGCACCCCAACTAATACGCTGCACCAGGCCGGGCACCGCAATAGGGTCAGGGAAAGCAGGCAAAACGAGGGTCACTTGGTCGTAGAGTTCAACTGCCGGGTTAAGTGCTGTCTCCACCAGGATAGGCACATCACCCATCTGTGCGATACGGGTCAGCGTGGTAGCGGCGTCGGCGTCCACTTGTGCTTGCGTGGTCGCGAGGTTAGCACCCCGGAATACTGGCACTTTGCCAAACGGGCCACCCCACCGGAGCGGGCCGTTAGTGAGCCGCGAGCGCCCAATAAGGGGCGGTGGGGTAGCCCCGTCCTCATCGTCGAACTCGCGCACCGAAGTGACACCGTTTGCTAAATCGGCATCGTCCATTTCAGTCTCGAAACTGATTAGCGTGCCATCCACGCCAGGCTTAATCACCCAATCTGTCGGTAGGCCAGTGGCGGGCAGAATCTGGAGTGAACCGTCCGGGCGTTGCCGGTAAACGGCACCGACCTGCTCAAGCAAATCAGCGACCACAGCCAAACGGTCGTCCTCATACTCCACGCCGGAGGGAATGTCACGGTCAGTAACACCAGTCACGTCAATAAGTGGGTAAGCGCCGCCAAGCAGGCGGGCGACCTCAACCAGCACCGTTTTAGCAACTGGTGCGCGCTCCGTGACCGGCTCTAACCGTTCCAGCCAGACGGTTGCGGTTTCATCGTCAGCCTGGACTTCAACCGTACCGGAGGGCAACCACATTAGGCTTCCGCCCACCGTGCGGTACTGCCATTGTGTGTTACCTTTGGCTGCCCTAATCCGGTAAGGGCCGAGCGGCACCCTAACGTTACCGGCACCAAACACGAACACCGGGTGGATTCGGGAGCCGCCAGGTGCGAGAATGTCATCAACCCGCTTGGGCGCCAACAAGCCGTCCGGGTCAGCGAACGTAAAGTTAGCCTGCCCCTGGATAAGCCTTGATGAATCCCAATCAAAACTAGCATCAGTAACCAACAGGTCGGTTAACTGCTCGTCGCCTCGCGATGCGGAGACATTGAAACGGTCGTCGTAGGAGTCGCTGGCGGCGAGTGAGGCTACAAGTTCTGGGTAGTCGGTTCTCATGGCCTCGGCCTTACCCGATTACCGCCGAGTGCGCCCAACAGGTCTGGTTCGTTAGCAATCTCAGCCCATGTTTGCCGCCCAGTGGCGTACTCAACGTCCGCCCACGTGGCACCCTTACCCAAGGTTGTGTCCAGATGCTCGGCTACGTCGAGCCAGCTCCACCACGGAATCGCCAACAGTGCGCTGGGTGGCTGCACTTGATGCGCCGTTCCCGTAAACACCGCAATACCGGAGTGGGGGTTGCCGAGGTGGGTTTCTACCACGTCCGGCATCACAAAATAGGCGTATGGTTGCATCAAATCGCAGGGTGCGCCACGCATTAGCAGCACCCCAGTCTTGAACAGGAACTCCCGTAACGCGGGCGCATCATCGGTAACAATCTCAATCGGAATGAAGCCGACCCGCTGGCGGACACCAACACTAACTAGAGGGTCTGGTGAACCCAAAATGGGGGTTTCCTCGTAGGGTTGCTCCCACGATGCCTCACGGAAAGCGTCTTTTCCGTAAACGTTCGGCCCAAGGCGCCGCAGCTTGACGGGTAGGCCGTTGCGCGGGTTGTAGGCGTCACTAATCCAAGATTGGCCTTGGCCTTTCAATGAGAAAGGTTTAACATAGTCAGCGATTACCTGCCCGTGGTCGTCCACCAGCCGATAATAGGAATTCTGCTCGGTCGGGCACTCCCAATCATAGAAACTCAGCACCGTTTTAGCGGTAACGTTCGTGGCACCCCGAACTGGTTTCCATGATGCGCCCTCGTCGTCGGAGCGTTGCAGACTAAAAATACTGCCCGGTGGGAGCGCGACCGTAATGCGAGCCACAGGTGGAGTAATGCGGTCGTCCTGCCCGATACCCAGTCCGGTCGGGTCAACCTCCGGCATCCCTGGAACACCCAAATCCGGCAGGTTCGGCCACAAGATAGGCGGCGATGGTGGAGTAACCGTATCAGGGTTCTCCGGGTAAACAATCTCACCCTCTGGCGTATTCGTACCAACGTCCGGCAAATCCGGCCACACAATAGGCGGGGCGGGCGGATTAACCGGCTTAACAATGCCGATGTTTTCCGGGTGCCCAGCTATTTGCTCCCAAGTGAGCGGTGCGGTGCGGTCTTGGACAATCTGCCAAGTCGCACCCTCCCCAACCTCAGCCGCAATGTGGGCCGCGAGTTCATCCCAAGTCCACACCGCTCACTCCTTACCAGTTGCCGCGCAGGCCGGGGCGGGCAGTCTCAACAGCGCGCACTTGCGCGCCCAACGTGGCCCGTGAAACCCGAACCAATGCCTCAGCCAGTTTGTCGTAATCGAACCGGCCCCGCTCCAACTCCAACCGGCCAGGGTTAAAGTCCAGACGCCCATTAAAAGCGTCCAGATTGCCCCAGGACGGGTTGATTTGGGCGGACAGTGATGGGGATAGGCCGCCAAGTCCGGCAAGCCCAGATTCGGCAACACCAACCACGCCGCTAAGAGAATCAGCCAAACCGAGCGAGAAACCCAGTCCTGTCATTTCGCCAAGATGCTGGAACACACGCGACGGCGACTTGATACCAAGCGCGTCTTTAACGAACTGCGGCAGCTTGTCCGTAATCGTGTTCTTAATCGAGTTCACAATGTTGCTCGCCATCGAAGTGATTCCGTTAATGAACCCTTGGATGAGGTCTTTACCGGCCTGCAACAATGTGGAGCCAAGATTACCAAGTGCGCTCAATACTCGGCCCGGTAGGCCGCGCACCCAATCCACAGCCTCGGTCGCTTTAGTGACCGTGGAGTTGCGGAAGTTATCCCACGCGGTCGTAGCGCTCGACCGTAAGTCGCTGGCTAGGCTGGCGATACTGTCACGAATCCAACCCGGCAAACCACGAACCCAACTAACCAACGCATCAACCAGCTCAGTGGTTTTGGTGTGGAAACTTGTCCAAGCATTAGTCGCAATCTCGACCACTCGGTCTTTCAACGCGACAATAGCGTCACGCACCCGGCCAGGCATGGCTTTCAGCCAATCAACAAGGGCAGTAAAAATGCGGATAGAATCATCCCTAAACTTGCCCCATGCGGTAACGATGGTCGCAGCAATGTTGCTAAAGAACGTCCTAATGGTATTCCAAACGTTCTCCCAAATGCCTTTAATGACATCGAGCGCGCCAGACCAGATAGCCTTAATCTTGTCCGTATTACCAGTAAACAGGGCGATAATGGTGCCGAATACAGCCCACAGTACAGTTTCGATTGTATCGAAAATGTTAGTCCAAATCTCCAGCAGGAACGTTATCCCACCGACGATGAAATCAACGCCCGCTTGAATCTTGTCACCAACCCACTGGACGGCATCAACAATAACCTGGATAGCGTTAGTAATGCCGTCCTTGATGGCAGTCCAGACACCAACCACCGTGTTCTTAGCGTCGGTAAACCATTGCTTCACACGCTCCAATAGTGCCTTGAATGAGTCTATTTTCTGGGTGACGGATTCAACGAAGTCGCGGCCAGCCTGTTTCAGCGTTTCCCATGCGGCTTTCAGAAAATCGGTGAACCGCTCCCAGATTTCGATACCCATCTCGGTTTTAGTAAAGAAGTAGATTAGGCCAGCCACCACGGCAGCAATCGCGGTAATAATCAGCCCGATAGGATTAGCGGCGATAGCAGCAAACAGCGTTTTAACAACAGGTATTAGGCTGGTAATCATTTTAGCGATTTGTGCTTTAGCGATAATCACACCAATCCCAGCGATAGCAACACCAACACCAACCAGTGCTGCCTCTAACCATTCGGGAACGATGGCTTTAACCGAATCCCACAACCCCTCAAAAATGCCGGTAACAATCTGGGTGGCGGCAGCAATAAACTCGGGAATGTAACCAACCAGGGCGGTAATCAACGTAATGCACCCAGCTACAAGGGTTTGGATTATCTCACCGTCACCAAGCACTGATACCAGCGTGTCCAACACCTGCCCGATAAGGTCAATGGCGACCGGCAGAATAATTGGCAGAATGTCACTAATGGCCTGCGACAACATCGGCGCAGCTTGCTTAACACCCTCAGCGATGCGACCCAACATGCCGCCATCCTGAACCCACTGGCCGGTTTCCTCATCGAACGTTTGAGTGAAGTTCTGAAACAACGTCATAGCTGAATCAAGCACCTGCTGCAATGCTGTTTCCAGATTCTCACCGGAGCCGAACGCCACCAACAAGTCAGCCCAACTGGCTTTCATCATACCAGTGGCGCCACTAATCGTAGTCGCAGCCTCCAATGCGGTGGTGCCGTTAATACCGAGCGCCTCCTGCACCACTTGGATAGCGGAAGTGAAGTTAGCGAAGTCAAGACTATTCGCGTCAATGGTGATGCCGAGCTTCTCCTGCACGTCGGTCATTTTCGCGGCCTCTTTTACCAGCCGCTCCGCTTCGGTCTTAGTGCCACCGTAACCAAGTTTCAGGTTATCCAACATCGTGTACTGGTCTTTGGCGAAACCTTGGTAAGCGTTCTGAATCGACGCCATGTCAGTGCCCATTTTGTTAGCGTTATCGCCCATCGCAATCATAATGCGATTGGCAGCGTCAGCGGCAGCGGCAGTATCACCTTTGAGTGAGCCAATCAGGCTGGCAGAAAAGCTGGTGGCTTGGCTCATGTATTCGTTCTGGCTGATACCGACAGCCTTGTACGCTTGTGCGGCGTACTTCATCATCGCGTCAGCGGAATCTTTGAACATCGTTTCGATGCCGCCCTTGTTCTGCTGGAACTGAGCAAACTCTTCTGTAACACCCCGCACCAGCTTAGCTGCGGCAGCAGTAGCAGCGGCCCCGGCGGCAGCAATACCAGCCACCAACGCCTTACCGATGAACACGCCAGCCTTACCAAGCCCGTCGGCCAGGCTGTTACCAGCTTCGTCGCCGGTCTTTTTCGCCTCTTCGCTAATGATCTTAAACTCGCGGGTCATCTTGCCGACTTCATCCATGAACTCCTTAGCGGAGGCCGTAATCGAAACGTAAGCAACACCAAGCTCAACACCCTTAGCCATGACGGCACCCCCTGTTTGTTTGCTGCGGGCACGGAGCAGCTAGGGTCAGGGAAAGGAATAAACCGTACCCGCGCTCAACATGCCCGCAGCGTCCTACCTGCACAAGTAGGTCTAATTGAAAAGACTGGCGTACCAGTCGCCAACCTCATCCACCGGAACATCATCACCAAGCCAGTCCGGCTCAGCCTCAACACCGGGACGAGGTATCGGTTGCGGTTTATCACCGCCACCCACCTGCCAACTAATAATCCGTAGTTGGTCAAGAATCAGAGCAAGCAAATGCCGGTCAGGCGGCCATGCCGCTGCGGCTTTCGCGTAAGCGGCCAGTTCGTCCTGCTCCATGTCCATTAGCGCCGCGAGGGGCTGGCCGGTTGTCACGGCCAGCCCTGCAAGCGCGGTTAATGTTCCCCCGGCTCCACTTCCTTAACCGGAGCTACTTCGTCCACGCGGTCAAGCCAAGAATCAAAATCCTCAGTGCTGCCGCTGGCGATGTGCGCGAGGCGGAACGTGGACTCCAATGGGGAGTCACCGTCCAGTTTCAGGCCAGCGCGTTCGGCTTCAACCAAGGCGCGGCCTTTCAAACTGACGGTCTGCTCCGGGGAGCCATCATCGTAGGTAATGATGAATCGTTTAGCCACGGACTACTCCCTGCTGGACGATAGGAACGGTGCGGACGATAGGTGGGTAAGTTGTACTACCCTCTCTGGCTGCCGAGTTAACTGGTGCGGCGTGGGCGCGGGGTTCGCCAGCCTCCAGGCTGGCTACCTTAGCGGCCACCGACTGCGCTGCGGGCAGGTGGTCGCCAGCGTGGGCGCGGTCGGCGTACTCATCCTCCGGTGCGCTGGGCGGTGGCGACGTGTAAGTGCCGTCCTGGGAGTATTCGTAGAAGTAAACGCCGTCAGCGTCCGGGTAAGCAGTCAGCGTCACCGGGTAGGTAATCAACTCGGACGACTTGTAACTGTTGCTGAATGAATCGGTGGTGACCTCAGCGTCCGGCACAACAATACGACGCAGCTTGTCGCCGTCTTTCAGGTCGAAAACCCAAACACCCGGCTCAACGTCAGCGCCCGTGTACGCGAGAACAATCTCGCCATCTTTCACGGTCTGGTCACTGCCGAAAACGCTCTTACCGGTTTCGGGGTTGTTTACCTCAACAAGGGTGAACGTGAACTTTACGCCAAGGCTGGAACGCTTCTGTGCGATAGTGTCACCGCACCAGCCCTCAACCTCAGTGTATGCCTTGCTAATGTCACGGGTGACACCATCAGCACTAACAGCACCCTGCGGGATAAAGCTAGAGCTTAGTTTGGTTTTGTTGTCGGTGGGGAGAGTGGTTCCGGCTGGGGCGCGGAACACGGCGCCAGTGACGCAGTTTGGGGAGCCGAACGCTACGTTAGCGCGGGAGCCGCCAGTATTGCGAACCGCTGCACGGTTCTTAGCTTCTTGAATAGCCATGATGTTTGTCCTTAACAGTTTTCGATACGGGAACGGATAATAGGGGTGCAGACGTAGCGGGGAACCTCCGCCAGTTCGTCCTCAAGGTAGGCAAGTCCGGCAGTAAACCCGACACACCAGAAATCGTCAGTATTGAAGTCAGCCAACTTGGCGAACACCAACCGTCCAAGTGATTCTGCGGCGTCTGGGTTGGTTTCCCAATACTCCACGTTCACCAGGGCGTCGGTGTGTGCGGCAATCTCGGATTCGTCCTCTGGCGCCCAAGTCAGGCCATCCAGGGTGACCTTAAAGAAATGTTCCGGGCGGGGGTTCGGAACTATCGTCGAGGCTCGGATTCCATACTCGGCAAACGAGGCATTTAGGAACGCTATGACGGCCCTAATCGCACTCTTGGGTAATGGTGGGTGGGGTTCCATGTTTACTCCGTTAAATGCGGGCAGAAAGGCCGCGCAGCAGGTTGTTAATGTCCTTGGGGCTTAACCCGCTGATTTGTGCGCGAGGACGGCCCTTGCTAGTCCAACGCAAGGGCAACATGCGAATGGTGCGCCCATTCCCACCCGCTGCTGCGGCATGGTAAGCGTTCACCTGGCCTCGCAGCACCAGCGGCTCAGCCCATCCCAACACCGTACGGGCAGCGTTGAGGTTGGGGTAATAGACAACGTTACGTCCGGTGTCAGGCAGGTTTGACATGTTTCACCTCATCTGCTCGTATCGGGTCACAAGTAGGGCAACGCAAATCCGGTGGGCACGGTCGCCCCTGATGATGTGCCAGCCAGCAGTCGTAACAATCCGGGCAAGGGCGAGGCTTGCCGTGATAACAGCAGGGTCGGCCTTTATGTTGAACCACCCAGCCACTAGCCACGTTATCCCTCAATCTTGGTCAGGTTAATAACCGCCTGCGCGGCACCGCTCATACAGAACGGGTTACCTTTCGAGTAATCTTGCACGTCACCGTTCTGCAACCATCTCTCACCATCAACCGTCCAACGGTCACGGTCACCACCAACGGTTCCAGCCGGAGCCATCAGGGTGAGGCGTTTGAACAGGTCGTCGCGGGCAGGTTGATTAGTTGAAGTGTCCAATACCGGCCTGTACCAGCCGATAACCCGCACGGGTTCCGGCGGCCCATAACCAGCAATCGGATTCCCCAACCCGTCATACCCACCCTCACCATAGGCTTCACGAGAAACAACGTACCGGGCGTTCACAGTAGGCACTCCAAGCAATCATCCGGGCCGGTCAAAATGTCACCATGCCCGTAACTCTCACCCTCAGCGTTGTATCGGTCGCCGGGAACGTACCAGCCGGGAGCAGCATCAACCGCAGCAATCCGGGCCTGCCCGTTACCGCGACAAATGCGACGCAACGACGCCAACTCCTTATTAGAGAACGTGCCAACCGTAGGGCGGTACGTCACTGAGAATACGCCAGCGCTTTCCTGTTGCACGCCAGGGTCAGCCACACCAGCACTACCCGCAAGGCGGGCAATAGCACCAATGATGATAACCTTAGCGGCCTCAGCCTCCAACGAATCATCTGCGACATTTGCCAAACATGGAGCGGCGAGAATGGCCGTAGCCAACAAGCCGGGGATAATCGCTGCCACCTGCTCTACGTCAATGTTGGGAGCAAACTTTGCGACTTCCTCGGGGGTTATGGTTACAGCCATCTCGCTTCACCTCCTACTGTTTTACTTGCGGCGGGTAGCCTTATCGGGTTCATCAAACGGGCCAGCAATAACACCCTCGGAATGTTCCAGGATGGTTTCAGCGCGTTCGGCAGACTTAGTGCCATTACCGTTGCCGGTTCCGCCAGCTACGAACACATCGTCGGCTTCAACGGTCACGGTGTCGGTGTTGATGTTCACGCCAGCAAGAGCGGGGCCAGCCGAACCGTTTACCGCAGCGAAAGCGTTAAGGTCAAGGATGCCCCAACCGTAAACAATCTCCACGCGGTAAGCGATTTCGTTATGGCCAGCCAGGTCGCGGCCAGTGTTATCCGGGTCGCCAACATCGAACGTTTCGGTGCGGAGGCTCTTTTGAATACCCCAAACCACCTGGTTCCAGTCGCCAACAATAGCGCTGAGAGGTTCGCCAGCCAACGGGGTCTTTTCAACACCGCGAGCACCAACAGTCTTGGAAACTACGGAGCGCAAGCCCTCAAGGTTACCTACGCCTTGCAGGTTAAATCCAGGGTAGAGCGCCTGTTCGGTCAGGCTGGAACGAGCGGTGGAAAATACGCCAGCATAGTCACCATCGAGTGCGATACCGTTCGGCACATACCCGGCAGCTAGAATCTTACGCTTAGCAGTATCAACACCAACATAGGGTGCTTCACCGTTCAGAGTGGATGCGACGGCTGCTTGGTGCAGGCCGGGAACCATGCGCGCTACGGTTTCGCCGCTGCGCGGGTCAATGGCGTGGATAACACCGTAATCGAGTGCGCGGCCCAGGGCGCCGTGCATGTCGCGCAGAATGTCACGAACCAATCCCAACTGGTAGGATTCGTCACGCCACAAATCCTCAACCGAGAAACGCACGGTCTTTTGGAACTTGTAGGACTTAATCTGCCCGGTGGTCACATCAACCTCGGAACCGAGCTTAGCTTGGCCCTCACCAACATACTGGGCTTCATGGTCATGGAAATTAAACCATTCAGAGTCACCATAAGGCATGTTGATGCGGCGACCCAACGCGGCAACAACGCTGCGCTGCTCAGTTTCGGTGAACAGGCTGTGAATAATGTGCGGGGGTAGTTCCAGGTCTTTTAGACTGAAAATACCGGCATTAACGGCACGAGTAAGCATGATTAAATCTCCTTGGAGTTAGAGAGCTGCTGGCGCAGTTCAGCCAGTAGCGGGTCTTTGTCGGTGCTTGCTGGTTCAGCCAGCGAAAACACTCCCAGCTTCGATGCTGGTTTCACCGTCGGCCCGTCTGGGGCTTTCGGTTGCAGTAGGTTCTTGAGTTCTACCGCGTCGGCTGCCAATGCCTCTTTCGTGTCTCCCGTGAGGCGGGCGGCTAGTTTCAAGTCCAAACCGTTCTCAACGGCGACCTCGTACCGTAACGCTTTGAGTTGAGCCGTCTGGGCTTCTTGCAGGGCGTTAGCGTACTTCTGTTCCGTAGTTTGCGACTGGGATTCCAGTTCCGCAAGTTTTACCGCAGCGGCAGCGTTCGCTTTAGCTTCGGTGCGATACTTCGCAGCCTCAGCACGCAGCTTTTCCACATAGTCACGGTCAAACGTATCGGGTTCAATGACAACACCAGCGGCGTCATCAAAATCGGCATCGGGCATTACTGTTGGGCCTTTCTGGCAGTTTTGGGTAATAAAAAACCCGGCGTAAATACCGGGTCAGACTAGTTTAGTACAGGTTGCGAAAAAGAGGCTTCTACCAGCATCGTTGCGAACGTCGCAAAGCTGAGGTACTTGTAGCGTGGCGGGCCTTAAACCCGGCAGAACGCCGTTAGTGCCCAAATACGGGGTAACGGCTCAATACGCCAAAAGTTAGCGTGGACAAATCCAGACGATTTGCATTTACGCGGCTTTAACGCCGCGTTCATAGCACCCCATCAGGTTAGGATTTAGCTTTCGCACAGCAGCCACCAACTCAGCGGGTGGCTCAATGCCACTTTTGCCAGCACGGAATAGCGCAGATTCAAGAGCTAACTCCCACTCCGACTGGTTAAGCCAGACCTGAATCTGGTCGCCATACGGCAGCACGCCAAGCATCGCCACGGCTTTTTCTGCAACCGGCTCAATAACCTCTTGGGCAAAGTAACTCATCGCCACCTATCCTACCGGCCAGCGCTGGCCATTAGCAAAGACGGTCACCCCTCGCCCGGATTCAGGGTAAGCGGTGCGGGTTTCCCAATCGTTGGGGTTATCAACCTTTGGCCTAACAGGAACCACAACCATAACTCCGTTTATTTCCAACCGGAACAGGTAGCCATCGTCGTCCGGCGTCGGCGTGCCATTCTGCACCACTTCATTAATCATCCAAAGCGCAAAAGCGTCGTCGTCCTCGTCCTCACCGAACCAGCCCGGAGGGAAGTACGTTGTGTCTTTCTTGTCGGGTGCGTCGTGCGCGTGCCTCTCCATTGAGTGAATTGCCGACATAATGGCTGCCGCTGGCCGAGGTATTCCGTCATCCTCTGGCGTGGGCGACGCTGGGGGTTCATCCGGTGGTGGTTGGTGGCCGTCGCTAACCGCCTCCGGCGATAACTCCCGAATGTACCAAGCCTCATCATGCTTCGGGTCAGGGTCATTCCTAGCAGCCTCACGCGCCTTAGCAACAATGGCAAAAAGCACCGCCAACCAAGACCAACGGCCTGACGATTCAGGTTTCCCATCCGAACCAATAGGAACCAGCGTCGGAATGCAATTGCAGTTCGCGTGACCTCGCAACGGCGGATTATCTCGCCCAAAGGTTTCATCCGCCAACCACAAGCACCAGGCGCAAGTGCTACCGACTGGTTTTAGGATAGTGACGTACCGTTTACCCGCTTGTGGGTCGCGGACTACTTTCCCCATCGAACGCGCCCCTTTGCCTTTGTAGCGTCCGCTGCCCAAACACATCAACCGCGCCGGACAAGAAATCAGCCAAGCCACGCAACGGCAAAGCCTCGTCATATGCTTCACCAAAAAGGCGATTGCATTTTTCGAGCGAGTAACCCCACGACGGTAGAATTTGCCAGCCATCATTAATGCCGAGCGCTTCGCGTTCGCTCATGTAGAAATCGCACGCAATCAACGCGAGAGGCCGACCGTACTCGCGAGCCAAGAACCTAACCTCACCCAATACCTCGACGCGGGTAGCTTCGGGGTTTTCGAGTAGGAATAGGGTTAAGCCCTTTATGGCTGCCGTGCGGGCTTTGATTTGCGCCGCAGCGTACTGCTCAGGACTAACCAACATCGGCAGCACCCGGCACCCACTCCGGTGCGCCCTCAGAATTGAGCAACGCCAACTGTGTTAAGTGCTTATCCGCTCTGCGTTTCTCCGACAAAGCACGTTCAATCTGCCCTTGGTTTAGGCCGAGCAATTCCAAGCCGACTTCGGTTTCCGCCAGCCAAGGCACCGTCGCCAATTGCTTAGCGCCAGCGTCAGCCATAGCCGCACGCGACAGAAAACGCGGGTCACGCCACTTACAGGTAAGCGACCGCCATTCATCCGGCACATGATAAAGCCCCTCTTGGATCGCTAAAGCGCGTTGAATAGTGCGGGCCACGGGCCGCGACCACCCCCTGGCGGTGCGTTCTGCCTCAGCCACCAACTCGTACTGGCTGGCATTGTACGATTCCGCAGACTGCGGGTTTGCTAGGTTATCGAGCGAGAAAGCCGAATCTGGCAGGTTGTTCTCCCGAGCAAACAGTTTAGCGTAAGTCGCCAGTGCTTCTAGGTGGGGCTGCGGCGACGTTGCTGAAATCTGCTCCAACGAAGCGCGAGCGTTACTGCCCTCCACGTCCTCGTTATCCGGTAGGGTCTTAATGCGGGCCATCCGGTATTTCAGTACGTCGGCAACGGTGCCGTCATCAACCCCGAAAATACTCATGTCCGCACCCAAAATGTACAGTTCCGGGTAGGAGTAAATGTCCAAGTGCGCTTCAAGGCGAATCAACGCGCGAATCGCAGCATCGGTAAGACCCATGCTGGCGCGCGTGATTTTAGAATACCCAAACGGGTGCCCCACCCTAGGTTTAAACACCAACGGCTCGGCCAGCACGATTCCGAACGGGTTATGGCGCCGGTAAATGCTTCCGGTATTCATTTCCGAGTTGATCTCAACCGTGATAGTTTCATCCGGCAAATAGAGGGTGAACTCTAGAATTCGGTCGGTGCCGTGCTCGGTCTTATGAACCACCAGCAGCGCGTCCAAGCGGCGGGTGCGGCTGTTCCAATGCCCGATGGCGTGGTTGGCGTCGATCGCGTGAATCTGCGAGTGAGGCTCACCCTCGGCGCCGTGGTCGTTCACCAAATACGTTACGCCGTGAACCAGCGTAGAAACCTCTGCGGAATCGAGTTCAGTTAGAAAATCGTTCTCGTCGAAAATGGTTTCAATCGCGTGGGTAACATCACCGTCAGGCCAAGTAACTGATTCCAAATTAACGCGCTCGGCCAGCATGTCAACGGGTTTCGCAGCCCAACCAAGAACCAGGTTCAGGTTGTAATACTGAGGCGGCACAATGTCCGACACTTGCTGCAACATGCGCTTACCAGCGTAATAACTACTCCGGAGAGTGTTCTTTTCCCGCTTCTCACCCAGCTTCGACGCCAAGCGTCTAATGAGCGCTGTATGCTCCACACCTAGCTCGTGGGGCAGGTGGTCAACAATCATCGCACTATCCCCATTCGTCTAGGCTTACCCGACTTAGCGGGTTTGCTTGGTTGTGCGAAGCCGAACGCTACCGTAGCGGCTTCAAGGTCGGTTATGTACTCAGCCGGGTCTATGCTTTGCCAGCACCAAGCCCCGGACGGGTACTCTTTCCGGCCAGCAATCCCAACCTGCGCCGTTAGCGCCCCACGGTTGGCGTGACTAACGTTGCGGTCGCTGATCGCCCGGTAAAACCCGGCATGTGCGGAAACGTACTCGTCAGGTTTCACAATGTGCAGGGCACGTTCCGGCACACCCCCCGCAGTCAAGGCCTTGTAGAAGTCAGCGGCAGCGGCCTTACCGTCAATAATGATTTTGCCGGTGCGCCACCTACTCGCTAACCAGCCAATAAGCGGCGTTGCACCCTGCGGCATTTCCGACTGGCCCAATACGTCCACAAAAATCGGGCCTTGCTCAGGCCGCAACGCGACCGCGAGACTAACACGCTTACCGTCCGTTGAGAACTTAACCGCGAAAGTAGTACCACCCTCAGCAGGTTTCTCACCCACGCACTCCAACCAGGCAGGCATAGAAATCACGGGCTGCTCCCGCAACGCTTCGGTTTCCCAAGAGCCGCAGAACTCCCGAAGGAACCCCTCAAACCCCATGTCCTCCGGCGCATCAGCCACAGTTTCCGCCAGAATACGAACCCCAAGAGCGGGGTTAGTCAAGTAAGCGATTTCCAGGCACGCTTTCGAGTCGTCCTTGTCGGGCAAAAACGGTGGCGACCACTCATGCCAGACAATTCGCTTCTTACCCTTGGCTGCGCTTTCACGCAACCGGCGAAACGGGGCACCATCAGCCCTCGGGCCTGGTGGCGTGCCCAGCATGATGACTTGGGGCTGCTTTGACGGGGCCGCAGACGTCGTAGGCTTAAGCGCCTGATACTGCTCGTCCGTCAATTCCTGCGCTTCGTCAATAATCAAATCGTCAAACGTTTTACCGCGAGAACCAGCGCGGGTGCGGGTGCGGAACTTGATATAACCGCCGCCCTTGACCTTGATAGCTTCTTGCCCGTTAGCTGCCCTGGCTTTAACGAGCAGGTGTTTAAGTTGCGGGTAGTCCTCGTCCTCGAAAAACGCCAACATGCGTTCGAAAGCATCACGGCTGGTTTCCACCTCGTGGGCGGTGTGCAAAATGCGGCGATGCTCAAAAACCAGCTTAAACAATTCGACGAAGAACAGGCACTCGTTCTTGCCGTTCTGCCGAGGCACGCTAAGGCCGCACCGCGAGGCAGCATACTTACCGTTCGCTTTAGCCAGCCAGGCATTAACAACCCGCTGCTGCCACTCGTCTGCTGCGAAACCGAAGTTCCCCACGAACTCTAAGGCGTCTGCCCCGTCCAGTAGGTTATCAGCCGGTGGCTCCAGTACCTTGGTTGGGGTTTGCGAGCCTCGCCGCTCGACGGGCTGCGATTTCGTCATATCCCGTCACCTTTACCTCCACCACTGACGGTGCTGGCCCGTTTAGCACCGCCAAACGTTCGTCAATTTTCATCACCCGGTCTATCGCCCTCAAATTCCCCTGCCGTGCCTCTTTCCAAATGGACAACCGCAGCACGTTCAACCGGGCCACCTCAGCCTTGACCGAATCCTCCGGGCTGTCCGCGCCCAGTTCATCCATTCCGGCTTGAACGTCACGGTGGGCGTTATTCGCGCCCCGGTAGTTCAGCGCGTCGGAAATCTGCTGGTATGTAGCACCACCGAGCCGCATTTGCACGGCCAGGTCGCGCTGCTTCTTACGTTCAGCCGATAACACCATAGTTACGGCCCCTTTTTTTAAGTGGAGCGTGGGGGTCGGAATTACACCGCCGCCTCCCCGATGGAATCGGGGCGTCCTGCTAACTAAACGACCCACGCACGATTTATTTATCTTTTCTCACCCATCTGCCCTTGGTTTAGGCCGAGCAATTGCTCCAACCTGTGACGGTGGCGGCATGAGCGTTGAATCCATCTCCCTGGTGCTAGGTCGTCGCTACCACCCCGATGGCCGCAGAGCAGCCCTTTCTCGGATTTTTCCCGTAAGGCACCAAATCCGTTACCGGAACTTCCAAACCCTGCAACGACGCGGGAACTTGGGGTTTCGCTTTGGCTGCCATTTCGCACCTTTCAGAAAAACTTAAAACCGCTCTCGGGGGGATTTTCATTGCCGGGGCCGCCGCCTACGGTTTTAGGGTTGGGAGGGAGCCGCCCTGGGGTAGTTACCATTCGCCGGGTTTGGCGTACTGGTTGCGGGGTGGTGGTGGAACCTTGGTTCGGTTGCGTTTGTTGTTGCAGGCTCGGCATAGTATGCGGAGGTTGTCTAGGTCGTCGCTACCACCCATGTGTAGTGGGATGATGTGGTCTGCTTCTGCGCTGTTGGATTGCCACTTGTTCTCGTAGTCGAGTGGCATACTGCAGGGCAGGTGCCGATCGCCAATGTTGAACCCAGGGCAATGGGTTAATCCTGCGGCTTGGGCTTGTTGTTTCAGTATGTCCCGGTTGCGGTGGTATTTGCTCGAATCGGGTCGCAACCTGTTCGCCACTACTCGGCCCACCGTAAGCAGTTCCCCGGAACCAGAACTTGCTCGTAATTCCCAACCATTACTGGGGCTAACTCTCCGTCGAACGTGTAACCGTATTGTACGCGGGTCACGTATTGGGTCTCATAATGGCTCGGTTCCCGCTCAACACAAGAGCGGATGGTGCAACCTGTCAGCAAGGCCACCAGAACACCAAAAACGAAAACCGCCATCCCGAACGCCGCAAGTTTGTCGGCCCAATCCCAGCTGTCATCGTGCATCGGGGGACTAACGCTCATGTTAATTCCTCTCCGTCGGCCCACGCCATGCTGGCATGTTCAATCAAGTTAGTTGTAGTTGCGTCAACGATTTCTTTATCCAAATCTGCTTCCAACAAGCGCTGCCGGATTCGCAGGGCCACGTCCGTAACCGTGTTTAGGGTTTGCTGATAGTCCAAGCAATCGGCCATAGTGAACGTCAACAACGACCGCCCGGTGTGATCCGTTGCCGGTTCGGAATCCCCAACAGGGGGGGGGTTGGCTTCAACTTCCCGCACCTGCGTTTTTGGATTCCAAATAGCTTTAGTGGCGACCCAGCGGGCCTTGATGCTCATAACAGCCCCCTTTAACGTTTTATGCCCGTCTGCAACCTGCACTCCGATAAAATGCCATCATGGCGTCAATGTTGCGCGAGTGTGGGAGACGGGCAAGCCTAAACCCGACCAGAGTTGGTTATCCAAGCCCCTCTGGCCGGGGTACACCGCGATACGCGCGGATTGCGGGAATCTCTCACCCGTTCCACGGGGTCTGTTTTACTCCCAGATAGAGGCAACTACTTTCCGCCGTTGCATGGGAGGGTTCCCGGCGGTGCGCTTGAACTATGCCCAAAGGGGCCACAACTACGCTCCAGAGTGGTGCCACCCACCCTACTACTGCACCCTATCGGCGGTTACTCTCCGGGGGCCAGGTTGGACTCGAACCAACAATCACGGGCGCGACCCGCTGCATTTCCCGGTATGCGACCAGCCCCAAATCCCGGCATCTTGCAATAGCAAAGACCGCTGCGCGCTGCTTTACCGGGAAGTTAAACCCCACTAGCGGCGGGCGGCTGTTAACGGGCCGGGGCGGCAGTGGGGAAAATTAAAGGCAGTCAAACCGCTTTTGAGCGTGCTTTACTACCTGCACTTAAGTGTTCCACTTTGTGAGCCATCACGCAATCACTAACGGCGGCGTGTCGCAACAAGCTCAACCTCTCGCAAATTGTAGAGGGTTCGGCCTTGCTTATCTTTACCGTAAGCAGCAATTTTGCCTCGGTAAGCCCACTTGCGAATCGTGGACTGAGTTACCATCACACCCCCGACCTGTGACGCTGCTACCGCTGCTGCTTGGGTGTCAACCAGCGTGGGGAACAACGTCAACTGGCCAGGGTGCGGTCGCTTCATGGCATCGTAACGCTCAACAGGGCGCCAAGGCCAAGAGCGCAATAACCGGGCGCCAGTCCGTCGGCGTGCGGGTCGGATGGGACGAGCTTGTAAACTATCACGCAGTCAATCGTCAGCGGTGTGCCAGCGTTGTTGGTACTGATTCGCAAAATGTCACCCACCTTGTAATCCCGGTCATCCCTGCGAATCTCAAACCGCTTACGGCCTGAAAGCAAATCCGCCGCATAATACGGGTCTAGCTTTACCTCGTGAACATCAACTGGCTCCATCGGTGCCGTCCTCGATAATCTCGCCCGTCGCAGTGTTTATGAGCCAGTTGTCAATCGCTTGCTCCATGTCAATCGGTAACGTCATTTGGCCGGTGCGTTCCTCAACCGCTCTGCGCGCCAGTTTCTGCGCCAGCTCCGAATCAGCATCAGTTACCCGTTCGCACTCAATGAAGCGAATGGTTGGGTCAACATCTCCGGAGTCCATATTCGTGGTCAGTTTCGCCACGTCAATCACGCCGATTACGATGTGCCGTTTCACGGGGTTCTTTACCAAGTCGTCGGCGATGTGTGCTAAACCGCCCTTGGGTAAGGTTGCTGCTAGTTTCATCTTTCTCCTTAATCGCAGACCGGGCATTTTGCTCGGTCATGGTCTGGTTCGGTATGTTCGATGCCGCTCAACGTGTGGTGGACAATAACCCACCCCATACTGCCGTCATCGCGCTTTACTGGTTCAACTGAGGGGCCGCAAATGCAGCCCTCGCTCATTTCATGTTCTGGCTCCCAAGTCATTTGCCAGCCCCTAGCCGCCAAGTTCTTACCTCGGCCAAACACAGCGCCAGAGTTATGGCTTGCTGCCAAGAATCGAACCACCAAGCCGGGTAGCCATCACCGGGGATGACAGCCCATTTGTAGTCGGTTCGGGTTGCGTAGGGTCTCCTGATAACTTTCGGCTTCATGCTGCTAGTCCAACCGGGTTGCAGGTTGGGCACCGGGTTTCCCCCGTATTCGGATTCACCCAGACACCCCGCCCACATTTGCGGCACGGTAACGCCACGGGTAAAGCCGTAACGGGCTTCGATTCAGTTAGCCGAGTGATTTTATTGGCCTCGTCCACAGCGGCCCGTAGCACGCTTGTAGCCTCGTTAGCGATGGCATCAGTCAACGGCGCCAAGGGTGTTTGCAGCTTGGACTGAATGTAATCCAGGGGCCGCTTAATGCTACGGCGTCGCTCTTGCGCGGTAGGTTCACCCCATCGTGAGCCGACATCGTACAAAACCATTGCCGAAGCAATCTGAACTGCGTTCTCTAAATCAACCTTGGCATCCAACACCGCCAACGAAATGGGAGTTGGGGCTTCGGTTTGCGTGCCACCAATCGTCGGCGCACCCCGGCGCGGCTCAGTCAAGTTAGCCAGCGCGGCCAGTTGGTCACGGGCCTCAGTAACCGCATCTAAGAGGTTTTTCGGCGGCATGGTTCCACCTCCCCAATAGCGGATTGCGCGGCCTCGGCTTCCATGTCAACCTCAATCGCGGTAGCCCACGCGGTAAGCAGCTTAGCCACATTGACGTGTTCGGTGACGGTGCGACCATCAGGTTTACGCACCGTCAACGACATCAACGACGAACCAAGCCCCGCCCCGCAAGTCAGCTCGATCTTGGTGCCATCCTCACTCTGCCCCGTAATCCAATTCGTATTAAGATAAAAACGCTTTTCGTCGCGCGGCTCAATCTCAACCACAAGCTGCCTAGTCATTCCCCATCACCGCCTAACAGGTGAGCGATAACCGCATCAGCGGAACTAAGTCGGCCACGCAAACATGTCTCTTCCTTTTCCTTGTACTCGCCAGGTTCCTCGTCGCAGTAACACTGATAGTCCTCATAGAAGTGGATGCCAGCCTCAATCAACGCGCCCGCGATTTCGTCACGGTCAAGGGCGGCGGTGAGCGCAACCGCGGCCATGTGGTCATAGTCCATGCACTGCCCTTGGCAGTAACCGCACCCATCCATTTCGATACGGTCTAGCGCCTCGGCGGCACGTTCTAATGGTGTTTTGCTCATGCTGCCACCTCGGTAGATAGCAGGTGAGCGATGATGACATCAGCCAGATGTTTGCTATGGCTGGCGTAGAGAACCCCGTTACATGCACAGCCGTTGTAGTAGAATATACCGCTGCCGTTTGTATTGCCACCCTCTAGTGGGAGGTGATGTTCAAATATCTCTGCTAGCTCGCCAAAGTCAAGGGCAGCACTTAGTATGCTCTTAGCGGTGTCATCGTAGTCAAGAGTTGCGCCTCGCCACGGCACCATATTTGAGGCTCTTTCTAGTGGGGTCATTCGTGTGTCCTAACTATTATTTCTGTGGTTCCTTTTGGTTCTTGGTTATCCCAGTACAATTTGCGGGCGAACAGCATCACTACCTGCCCATCGTCCGCGTAAACCCCGGCATCAGTCAGCGCGTCTAAAATGCTGCGGCAGAGCTTGTCAACGTCCGGCCTTGTGGCCTTAACGGCTGGGGCATCATCCCTCAAATGCGTCAGATAAGATTTGCCCTTACGGGTAACGGTTTTGTAATGCGCTTTCAGATGTGAGAAGTAAAACGTCACCACTACGTCCACCGGGCCTCGTAACGGAAAGTCGGTGGGCTGGTGGTCATTTGGGGGCAGGTAGGCTAGAGCGTCGCTGCCGCTCATCGCTGCCTTGGCTTTAGCCGTGACAGCTTTCCGGTATGCCTTCAGCCGGGGGTTATCGTCAATCAACCTAGCATGTGTTTTGATGCCACCAACTAGGCGTTTGCTTCCCTGCGGTATTGGTTCACCGCCGACATTGAAGTACAGAAGCGTCATAATGCTATTGCCTCACATTTTGTATTGTGGTCGGCTTTGGGCCAGCCTGGGGGTGCTTGCCAATTCAGGTCGTCGCCTAGCTCCCAACCGAGGCCGGAAACAAATTCGAGTTCCCGGAGGTCTGGCTTCTCGTTGTACTTCCTGGCATAAACCAGATGGTTCATCTGCAAGTACAGCGATACGCAAACGATGTTGCCGCCCCGGTGGCGAGTGCCGCCGAGGTTAATTTCGTGGTTCATTCGGAACAGGTAACCATTAGGCTCAGTTTGCCCACAGAACTTGCAAGTCAACGGAAGATGCTCGGTATCGTGGTACTTCCACGCTTCCGGGTTTCTTGGTGGGCAGTAGAAACAACCTGGAACTGGGTCGGAGGCTGCCGTAAACAAGTCGAGCTGAACTGCCGTCATAACGTCACCCACCTTTGCTGATGTTGGAACATTTGTTTTTCTTTCAGGTTATCGTGTGACTTGACCATGAACCCGGTTTCGTAAGCGCGGGCAGGGTGTCCGTGAATTTTCTCGATGTGGCATGAGTGGTGCGTAACGATGCAGTTGTCCGGGGTGTCGTCACCGAATTGCTTACGGGTTTTGCGGTGATGCAGGTCGAAATGTTCATCCACCCATAAACCGCAGTAATCGCAAAGCCCCTGAGCGCGAGCGTAGATTTGCTCCCGCAACAGCTTCCACGCTTTACCTGTCAGCTTTACTCGGCAAGTCATACTTGCCCCGTCCCGGCGGCTCGGTACGTTTCTCGCACCGAGGCTCCTATACTTTGATAAGCACGCAACTCGTTATCGAGGGCTTTCATCCGGCGGTCTGCATACCGGAACGCCGCTTCGGCATCGTCCCGTCGCTGGCGGGCCTCCACGGTTGCTAGGGTGGTTTGATGTTTCCGGGCGTCCACGCTGCCCTCAGCCGACATGAACGCTTTAGCCACCGCCACATCAAAATCCCGGTCAGCTTCCAAATAAGCCCGGTAGGTGCGGTCACAAACGTTCACGCCCTGGCTAATCTGGTTAGCTTTCTCCCTAATCGCTTCCTCCACGGAAACCGGATTCCAGTCAGTTGCCACGGTTAGCCCACCAATCGCCGTACCGTTTGATAATCGCTTTAGCCCACTCCGGGGCAGCGTTGACCTTGTACTTAGCCCACAAGGTTTTGATGGTGGTTAGATTGCGGGCATCATGGGCCTGGGCGATAACCTCGTTCCAGTAAATCCACTCGTCCTGCGGAATGTCAATCGGTTTCGTCACCGAACTCACCCCACAAGATTTGTTCATCCCGCCAAGCGTCGTAAGCGGCGTCCGGATCAAATTCCAAGTCTTTGCAGTTATCGCAACCGCCACATATGCCGCTCATGCACTCGTCACGGCTACTCCAACCCGGCGGATAATTACTCAGCATCGTGCCACCCCTGGTAAATCAAGCCCTTAGCTTCATGCTCCGTTAGCTGCCGGTCATACGTCAGCCGGTAAATGTAGGGGTAAGGGAAATCGGCGGGCCGGTGCCGTTCGTTGCCGGGTGGGATAGTTTCCACCACCGGGCCTTTAGGAACGTTCGGTGCCATCCAAGCCTCGAAGCCGGGATTGAATACGGTTACGCCTTTGACGATGTACCTGTGCCCACTGGGAGCTTTCCAACGTTCGCGTTGGAGTTTCTTTATCTGCTGCTTATCGCTCATGCTGCTTCATGCTCCCACTTTTTGAGGTTAAAGATTTCGCCCTCCGGTGAGATGTTGCCGCTAATCGTTTTGCCGGTGCGGAGCGCCTCCCAAGCAATAGCAGCCATCGCGTCCTCTTGCGCCGAGGTTGGGTAATCGTCCAACGGTGGTTCCGGGTTACGGTGGTTGATGCGCCGCTTCCACCATTCAGTAAGGGCCATGAAAATCAGCCAAAGGCCGAGCAGCCCGTAGAGGATTATCCAAATTATTTGCGCGGTACTCATGGGGTCTGGTGCCTTTCAGTTTTAGGGGCTTCCATGCCCCACGGATCAGAATCATCAACGGGAGCGAAGTCATCAGCCGGGGCCGGTTCGGGTTCTGGCTCCGCCGATTTGGGTTTCGATTTCAGAATGCCCACCAAAGTCAGCAAGTCATCCATCACCGCTTTCGGCGCCCGGTTGGAGCGTGCCCACTTGCCGAGCTTGATTAACTCCTGCTCGTCCGTCATCGCTGAAGCCTGGGCCAGTACGTCATCCCAATTCGGGGCCGTAGCGGCCTCAGACTGGAGGGGTGAGGTATTTGTTGGGTGTTGCGCTTTAGAAGCCTCTACGCCCCGATTATTGGGCCTAACGGCTGCCTGCTGGGCTTGCTGCCCATCGTCGTCATCGTCGGTCACGATGCCGGACAAACAACCAAGTAAATATCTCCGGGCGTAGGTCAGGCCGGAACCAATCTCCTGCGGGCTGCCACGGTACACCGGGAACTCCGCCCCGATACACTCCCCGGATTCGTGAACCAACTTCCCAACAGCCAGCAAACCATAATCGGTTGATTCGGTAGTCACGATGAACGCCAGCCCGTGTTTCGACAGAACCGGGTACGCTGCCAGGGCTACATCACCCAACGTCGCATAGGTGTACTTGAAGTTGCCGCCGGTTTTCGTTTTCACGTCAGCGGTATTTGCTTTGCGCACCAC